TTATTTAAAAATATTAGCAACCGCATTTGATGCTGCTGCTTTCATTTCATCGTTATAGTGTACGTAGGTTTTCATCACCATTTGTGGTGTATCACCAAGTAGTGATGATACAGTTTTCACATCTAGTCCATTTGCTAATAGCTTTGTAGCATAGGTATGTCTAAGGTTATGTGCCGATAGGTTATCTCCAAAGCGTTTTAAATAGGTGTTGATTTGCCATTTAACACCATTCTTTTTGTATGGGTTTAATACAAGGTCATGTTCAAACTCTAACTCATGTGATTTATACTCTATAAGTATCTTTTCTAATATAGGCGGAATTGGCAAAATTCGCACCGAATTGGCGGTTTTCGTTTTCTCAAAGGTAATTGCACCTTTACGGAAAGAAAGTTGCTTGTTGATGTGAATTTGGCGATTTTCTAGGGATATATCATTCCAAGTTAGTCCATACACTTCACTAAACCTCATGCCAGTATATCGTGCTATTTGTAAGAAATAATAGGCTTGTGGATATTTCTCACGCATATACTTTGCGAATTGGTTTAAATCTTCATCTGTTATCGTATGGATCATATTCTTACGTTCCACACGTGGCAACCTAACACCATTACATGGATTATCTGAAACTATTTTGTATGGGTTTATCGCTATGTAGAATATCCGACTAATCACTTTGTAATATGTGTTAATTGTAGTAGGCGATGTAACCATTTTATTTACTACATTCTGAATGTGTAGCGGTTTAATGTCAGACAATTTCATATCGTGAATTGATTTGTAAGCACATATAGCATGATTGTACATAACCAAAGTACTGTGCGCAATGTGTGCCTTTTTTATTTCAAGGAACATATCCGCAAATTCCTTGAAAGATAAATCTTTCAGTTCCTCATCTTTGGTGAGTAGTGCGGTTTTGTCTAATTCCTTTACTATAACGTGTCCATATTCCTTAGCCTCACGTTTAGTTTTGAAACCCTGTTTAGATTTCTGTTTCCATTTGTAGCCGTCTTTGTACGCTACAATGATTTGAAAACCTTTATCTTTTTTTCTGATAGTGAAATTGTATTGCATAATTCACCTCATAATATATGCGTGTAGAAGTTGATACCCTCAAACTCTATTTCCCTTGCGTGTGCCATGCGTTCGATTAAATCAATATGAGCATGACTATACATATCATCATTTAATATATGACCTATCTCATGTAGTATACCTTTACGTTGTATATCAATAGGCTTATCACTATTAACTAAAATGGTATAAGTACCATCATCGTTTAGTTTTAATACCGCAGTTTGTGTAGGTCTTAACTTAGTGTAAATCAAAACTATATTCATAATACTTAACCCCCTTATGGGAGTATTGTATCTCATGAAATGGGAATGAAATTACACATGTTATATGTTAATGTATTCTATAAAACCAAGGCTTGTATTTCTTTGATAATAAATCATAAGCGTATTTACTTGCTAAATTCCCATGATATTTTGTTTTAAGATGCATAAATAAAACTAACTGAGGGTCAAAAGGATAAATATCAGCAATCATTTCTAATTTCTTTAACTCTAAATCGCTTATTTCGTGATTTTTAAGTACTTCTAAATAAAGCAAACGACCACCATTTATATCTATTTCTTTCATAATAAAGTCGCAAATTGTAATATCGTTATCAAATAGGCTCATAGCATAAATATATGTAGCCATATATTCATCTGGGGTTTCGTTTCGCATTTTTTTGGTTTCACATTCGGAATGCCAAATAGAACTAAATTTCTTAAATCCAATCTGGTCATGAAAGCTTGTTGAGTTAGCCAAAATATAAAATGCAATGATGATAACTATTAACAATATAATAAGCGAAAGGATAAACATATTACTTGCCCTCACGTTTCTTTAACATTTCGATAGTGTTTATTACAAAATCAATGTCAGCCTTAGACATATCTTTGCTGGCATCAAACAATATTCTAAGGTTTGGGTTGTCCTTAATTGTTTGTGCGTATTCAGAAACATCAGGATCTTCATAATAAGGAAAATCAAATTCATCTTTTCCGTATAGTGTATCTATATTTACGTTGAAATAATCAGCTATTGCCTCTAATATCTCAAAGCTTGGTTTTCTTCTTCCTTGCTCGTACATACCAACAAGACTCGGTGATACATCTATATAGTTTGCCAATTCCTTTTGGGAAATGCCACGGCTTTTTCTTAGTTCTGTTAATCTGTTAGCAAATGTCATTTTACACACCGCCTTATATATAATATATACTTCTATACTTTGATTATCACACAAAGTGAGTGAAATTTCAAGAAAAACTACACTTTAAGTGTTGACAAGTTTTTAATTATGTACTACACTATGAGTGTAGCAAGAAATGAGGTGATTAAATATTGAATACAAAAAACATTGCTACTAGATTGATAGAGTTAAGGAACTCTAAAAATTTAACTCAAAAAGAGTTAGCATTAAAAGTTGGTGTAGCACCTACATCTATAGCTATGTATGAGGTTGGTAAACGTATTCCAAGAGATGAAGTAAAAATTAGATTAGCTAAGGTGTTTGGTAAATCTGTACAGTCAATTTTTTTTGCGAAGTAGCTACACTTAAAGTGTAGGAAAGGGTGATAAATGGAAAGTTTGGTATACACAGTAGAGCAAGTAGCCGAACTGTTACAAATTTCAACAACATCTGTATACAACCTAAGAAATGATGGAAAGCTAACTCAATTACCAAATATAAGTGGTGTGAAATTTAGCAAAAGAGAGGTTGAAGCATTGGCTGGTGTTGAAGATGAATATAACGCAATCGGTTATAGAAAACTACAAAGCGAGGTGGAAAGCCTAAGAAAAGAAAACCATAAGTTAAAGAGTGAAATAAAAAAAATCACCAGCCAAATGCTAGTGATCGTAGGAGAAGATTTGAATGATTAAGTTGTGTTACGCATTGCGCACCATTGCAGCGATATTAGTTGTTGGTGGAATGGGAAGTCTACAGTTGGACACGATAGATTTTTGGACATTCTTTTGTCAAACAATGTTAGGCATGGTGGTGTGGATATTAGTTGGATATTGGTTAGATGATATCCAATATTACGAAAAGAAAAAAGTCCGCTGTGAAAAGTTTTAGAAGAAGTTTCAGCGGACTTAGTGTAGGAGTATTGGAAAATACTCTACTTGTATTTTAACACAAGGAGAAATAAATGGAAATAAATTTAACACCTATTGTTAGTCAAAACGAACAAGTATTCAAATGGAATAAAGACGAAATTAAAAATTATTTTGAGGCACAGTTAGAAAAGTATAAAGGACTTGTAGTAACAGAAGAAAACTATAAGGACATGGTAAGTGCTAAGAATGAAATCGTTAAGTACAGAACAACACTTGATAAATTCTGTAAAGAGAAAAAACGAGAACTCAAAAGACCGATTGAGTTGTTTGAAGAAGAAGTAAACGAAGTATTGAAAGTTGTTTACGATGCGGAAAAACCACTTGTAGAACAAATTAAATACTTTGATGAAAAAGAGGCGCAAGCTAAAACAGATGCTATTAATAAGTTTATCGAAAAGATGGTTGAAAAATATGGAGTGCGTGAAGAATACGCAAATCAACTTCAACATGATAAACGCTGGTTAAATAAAACGGCAAAGATGAAAGATATTGAAATTTCCATTGAGGGAATGATGATTGAAATCTCAAAGCGTCAACAATCAGATGATGATTATAAACAAATCTTAGCAGAGAAAAAAGGCATGATTGAATTTGTTGTAGATACTTGCAACCAACAATACGAACTTGCGACACCAATCACATTTAATGAGTGTTGGAGCATTGTACAAGATATGCCACTAGATCAGGCTAGAGAGTTAATCAATGCAAAATTTGCAGAGCGAAACGAAATGGAAGAGGCTGCAAGAGCAAGCATCACAAATGAACCAGTTGAAACAATCGAAGTTGTGGAAACAAAAAATGGTTTAACAGTTACTGTTTATGACTTAACCGAAGATGATGCAAAAGATTTAACTGATTTCTTAGAAATGCGTGGTTACAAATATAAAGAGGTATAGATGGATAGTAGATATAATGCGGTAAAAACTGTACCGCAATCAGCGTTAAAGATAATTGACTTTGGGAAACTAAAAGGTAAGTATGATATTTCTCCACAATGGAGATGGGAAATATTAACCGAAACATATGGCATGTGTGGCATTGGTTGGTACTTTGACATTGTAGAAACAAAAGAAGTGTTGGTAGAGGCTACTGGCGAAACGATGCTTTATGTAAAAGTAAATCTATACATCAAAGATGGCGATGAATGGAGTAAACCAATTCCGGGTTATGGTGGTGATTTCTTAATCTATAAAGACAAAAATGGTTACCACGGAAACGATGAGGCATTCAAGATGGCGGTTACCGATGCATTAGGTGCTGCAGCAAAAATGATTGGTGTAGGCGCTGATGTATATCGAGGTTTACAAGATACCAAAATCAATGCAGCGGCAGAAAAGGAAAAGAAAGAAAAAGAATTTGACCCTCACAATGCGTATGCAATCGTGCTAAAGATGGCAAGTGAACATGGGTTAAGTGAAGAACAAGTAGCACACCAATTAACAGAAATGTTTGGTGTTGGTGTGATTGATAACGTTACAAGAGACCAAATGTCTAAACTTTATGACTGGGTAAAAGGCTATGAAGTGGACAACAAGTAATATTGATATACTTCGTAGTCCACTAGGTGTAATGGTAGTAATACCTGCACCACATGACAATGATCTAGCGAAATTAGATAAAGAAAAAGAATACGTGATTGAAATCAAAAAGAAATCAAAATCACGTAGTATGAACGCTAATGCATATTGCTGGGTTCTATGTCAAAAGATAGCGGAAGAGTTAAGCAAGACTTGGTACACATCAAAAGAGGCTGTGTACCGCAAGGCAATAAAAGACTGTGGACATTTCACATATGTACCAGTCCATGAGGATGCAATCGAACGTTATATTCAAATATGGCAAGGTCATGGGCTGGGATGGATAGCCGAAGATGTTGGCGAATGTAAAAGTATTCCATGGTATCACAACATAATGTGTTACCACGGTTCGTCAGTATATAACCAACAAGAAATGGCAAGGCTTATTGAGTGTTTAACAGATGAATGTGAACAACTGGGTATCAAGTTAGAACCTAGTGAGTACATTCAATCACTCATAGAGGGGTGGGAGAGTGAACAAAAGAAAGAAAAGGGATAA